GTTGGGTCTGTGTTGTGTTGCTACTCACATGTCCCAAGTGGTCAGTACTTCATCTCTTCACACATCCATGCGGACGAGTGCCTCAACAGTATCACCGGACATCTTAGGCGCGATGTACTTACTATTCCCCTTCTTGTTATTGACTTTTCCGTCCTTCCCGACGAACGTCCAGCCCTCACAGTAGTCCAAACAACTCTGAGCGGCACGCTCGTAAACATCGAAAAGGTCGTCATAGGTTATGCCATAGACTTCATCAAGATAGGTAGAAAAATCGGTGATTGAATGCTCGCGGGCACCAGTAACAATTGCATGAACGTTATCCCTTCCCCCCATCTCCTTGAGTTTTGAGGTTCTAACATCAAGATAGGGGCTATCAGACAGTCTTGCACTAGTTGCGAGAAGAAGATTCTTGAGACCAGGCACGTGTCGATGTTCATAAGCGGCAGAAAGATACTTGCCGCTCATGTAATCACGATCATTGACTTGAGTATTTCGGTTAGGTCTCAAGTTAATTTTTGCCAGCACGCGCCCGAATTGTGGGACGGGACGACACCCAATGGTGCCACGGATGTACCTCTTACGATAAAAGGTAGCATAATGACGGTCACGCTGAGGTACGACTTCGGCAACCATTCCAGTGTCATCGAAGACCTTCTCAATCTCAACTTTGAACTTTGACTCGTCACCCACGACAAACCCAAGGTAGTCGTCCCCACCGTGGACGTTCGTTGATTCCTCAATAGAGGCGCGCTCCAGCGCAGCCTGAATCAATGCCATGTGCGTGTACGAATTGCCGGTGGTCGTCGTAGTCTCACCGGACCAACGCTGACCAACGATAGGGGCGCAGATCCCATACCGGGTCCACACACGAATCTTAATCGTACGCGCAAACTCACGAACGAACCATTCCGGGGCTCCCAATTTCCAATAGAACATAGCTTCAAACTTCCTAAGTTCTTTTGGTTGACTCCCGTCGTTGTTCTTCGCATCGCTCTCCACAGGTACGCCTTTAGCCTGCTCCATGATTTCACCCAACTCCTCACCCTTTGCGCCGCACGCGTACAGTGCGATATTGCCGGTATTTTTAGGGTTGGACATTGAGAAAACCTGTTTCATCCTGTTGTTCAGCTCCATCACAACAGGACCAGTAAGCGCATTGTACATGTCCGTTCCTTGATAGACAATGCGTGGCTGGGACTTATGCTCCTTCAGGAGGACTTCTTGTTTCGCGAACACGTGTTTTGTATCCATCTCACTGCCCCATTGGTGTTCATCCAACGCCTCCAACAACCTCTTCGCTTTCCCCGGCTCACATGTGGAAAAGTACTCATCCATGAGATCTTTATCCACTCGAATTGTTTCCAACCTATCAAACTTGGACATGAGAAGCTCATGTCCACGCCGGAAGGAATCAATATTCTTGAGAGAAGGTTTGTAATCACACCTTTTCTTCATGGCATGTGTGGTCGCGGCAGCTGTATTACTAGGGACAGTAAGCGGAACGCCAGCCAATATCGCGCCTTTGGCAACCCCGACTCCAGTCTCTGGGTCATCATTTTTGACACGGCAAACATTGACATTCGCTTTGATGTTCTCGAATTTAACCTCATGATCATAGGTTGTGAAAGTGTTGGACTCCAGCCCATCTTCCTTGACCACTTGGCGAGCTCCAGCTCGTTGCTTTCGCTTTTTGTCGACATCGACAGGAGGTAGACCTCCAAATTGTATTTTGGTTTTTGTATGCATTCTGACGTTATATATTTCTTTAAAT